TCGAGCCCCGAACGGGTCGCTGTTCCCCCCTGGCCCCCCTTGCGCAGCGTCAGCTTGCGCAGCTTGCGTCAGTGACGGCCCGAGGATGGGCGTCAGCGTCTCGTCGACCTCGATCACGACAGCTCGATCCCTGGCATGGGTGAGGGGATCGAGCGCGCATCGAGCGGTGCGTGTGAGCGCATCGGGTTGCCGAACCCTCCGTCGTGCAGCACGGTCTCGCGTGCATGGCATGGATGGCAGAGAGGTCGGACACGGTGGCGTGCGTCAGGGTCAGTGACACCTCGGGCCACGAGGATCCGTCGAGGTACGGGGTAGTGATCCCAGAGGGTGGCGTGTCCTCCGCATAGGGCGCACCGTTCGAGGTGCACTAGGGGGAGGTGCCTGTCCCATCCTCGGGCGTAGCCCCTAGCTGTAGGGGATGGCCTGCGTACTACAGCGTGGACAGCACAGCGCCCACCCGTGGTGAGGGTGGGGCATCCCGGGGTAGGGCAGTAGCGCATAGCCCAGGGCATGAGGTCAGGTGCCGTTCCCGGGGACGACGTCGATCACGCCGACCAGAACGAGGATCAGCAGGACCAGCAGAACGATGCCGGCGACGAACAGGGCGGTCCTCATGGGTTGCGAGCCTCTCGTGCGTTCAGGGCGTGACAGCTCCGGCAGTACGGCCAGAACGACCTACCGGAGCTGCGGCGCATGTCTCGGAGTAGACCGCAGCGGAGACATGCCCGCTTCACGGCGCGGCGGCGTGTAACAGTTCCACGCTTGACATCGGCCACGATCGAGGCGGCGAGCGCTTCGGCTTCGGTCACGGCTTCACGCTGTCCGGGACGACGATCCGGGGAATCACGCCTTCACCTTCGGGCATGGGCGGCGTGGGAGTCAGGACGCCCTCGACGTAGGCGTTCTCAGCGATCGTGGTGGCGGTGGCCTTCGAGTAGACGGCCTGGCGGATCCCGAGCCCGGCGGAGAGCTGCGCGATGATCGCCAGGGCGATGGCGGATCCGTCGAGGTCGAGCCCGAGCTTCCCGATCAGGTACGTCAGGACCGACGTCAGGACAGCGATCGTCAGGGCGGCCTGGTGTTCGAGGAGGTAGCGGACTGCGGCGATGAGCCTCGACACGTCAGCCGTTGCTCGGGTCGTCGTCGAGGTCGGTCTTCCCGAGCGGAATCACGGTGTAGGCGGTCGCAAGGCTTGCCTTGTCGATCCGGATCGGCCGGAGCGGGTAGTTCTTCTCGACGTCGGGTTCGGCGGCCTTCCGAACCGTGTTGAACCCATAGTTACTGAAGGGCCCGGTTAGGACGTTGTCGACGCCCAAGTAGAGGCTGCCGTCCTCGTCCATGATGCTGAAACGCACGTGATCATCCTCGTCTGTAGGTGGCGGAGTAGGTGTCGGGTAGGTGCCGCCCTTCGCCCAGGTGATCACCTGGTCGATCGGGAACTGCGGCCCGCAGTCCCAGTGATCGGACTGGCGGTAGACCTCGGAGGCTTGGTTGTGAGTGATGATGCCGCGCTGCCCGGCGGCCAGCTGTGCGTTCGTCAGGTGGACCAGCGGGATCCCTTGCCGTGCGCAGATGTCGGCCACGAGGGCGGCGGTGAGACGGAGCATGGTCGGGACGGGCTCGCCGGCCCATTCTGCGGACCAGCCGGCGTAGGCGGCCTGCTCGATCTGTATTCCGTCGCTGTTGGCGCCCGGTGCGGCCCAGGCGGTGTCATCTTCGTCGATCTGAGAGCAGATGGTCGTCGGGTCGACGGCGTAGTGCGTCGACGCTCGAACGGTGGGCCGGGCGAGGAACTCGCACGTCGAGCGGGCACGGCCCGGCTGGCATGGGCACTCGGCGGTGTGAAGGACGACGAGGCGGGGTCGAGCATTTCGGCCGGCGTAGTAGTACGGGTTCGGTACGTGATCCGAGGCGAGCGGTGAGACGGCCATCAGCCGGAGCCTACCGACATTGTGAGACACGCGGTGTGTGCCCCTTGACGTGCGCGCGTCATCAGGTGCCCGCAGATCCGACACTCGACGGCGTGACGGTCGGGGCCCCCTCCGGTGAGCTTGTCGAGCATGGCTCGGGTATCCCGCTCGACGGGGCGGCGCTGGCGGCGAGGCTTCGGCGGCGCGGGCGGGTTCGAGTCGATCCACGAGCCAGCGGCGGCGGTGACACGGCCCGAGAGGATCCCACGGATCAGGTCGGCCAGGGTGAGGGTCACGGGCTCGCCGTTCAGGGCCCGGGAGCCGGACACGGTGGCCAGCTCGTGATCGACCTCGATCCACGGGTGGCGGCCATCGGGGCGGCGATGGCAGAGCCACAGGGTCGGGGCGACGGGTGTCCGCTGAGCGTCGCGGGTGGCGGTGATGTCGTACGACTGCGGCGACAGCTGGACCTCGACGATCAGGACAGGCCTGCCAGCTCGGAACGCGACCACGTCCGCTCGGAACTCGGGGAACAGCGCCTCGACCTTCGGCGTGTAGCCGGCGGAGTGAATGGCGGCCTCGGCGGCGGACTTCAGGGCCCGGTGCTCGTCGGATTCGCCTCCGGTGTTCGAGCAGGGCCGGTCGGGTGTCACGAGGTGGAAGAAATGGGCTCGCCGGTCCTGCGGGCGTCGAGGTGCCATCGGGTGTCGACAGTCGGGGCAGGTGAGCGTCCCGCCGGCCCGGTAGTAGGCGACTGCGGCGTCCCACGATTCGGAGCCCATGTGGTCGGCGTCGAGGGGGTGGGCGTCGGTTCGGATGGCTTGGAATCCCATCAGCGTGGTGCCCTCACGGTCGGTGGCGAAAAGTGTCGGAAGGTTGGGCGTGTCGGAAGTGTCGGAAGCCTTCCGACACCTTCCGACAAAAATGTGAGGATATCGGTGTTTCTCGGCGTATTCCCGTACGTACATGAGTCAGAGAGATATACACTTTCAATACATACTGTGTTCTCCCACACGCCAGACCCCCCATTTGTCGGAAGTTTGTCGGAAGGTTTGTCGGAAGGTTTCCGACACCTTCCGACACGTCGGGAGGCGGTCACTGTCCGTGGCATTCTGGTGGTGGTGGTCATGGCTCGATCCGTCCCGGCCGGAAGTCTTCGGTGATCCACTCCATGAGGGTGGCGTAGCTGATCGCATCCTCGGCGGACACGTATCGTAGGTGAGCGCTCGACGGTGCCCGGGATACGCAACGCTTCCGGCACCCGCCCTCGCACGCTTGGCGGTGGACGTGCCTGGCGATCGCCCTGGCGGCCCCTTCGAGCGCTCGGGCCTCACTGTCGCCCTCGACAGCGCCACGGGCGGCCACGGCCCGCTGAGCGGCCCTCTCGGCGTCCTCGGCGGTCTGTGCCGCCCGACCGGCTGCGGCGGCGGCGTAGACGGTCCCTCGGACGGCGTCTGAGACGTTCAGGATGATGCCGGCGAGATGCCAGTCTTCGCCACCCACGTCCACCCGTCCGTCTATCAACGTTAGGAGTCCGGCGACCTTTAGGCGGAGTAGGTCGCGGTGGGAGTCGATCGGCGCCTCGGTCGAGTAGCCGCGCGAACGCGCGAGATGTCGGGCGGCTACTTCGGCCTCGATCTGCCGGTCGACGGTCATGTTCTGGATCGCGAACTCAGGTTCGCCCAGCTCGGGCCAGTCCGGCGGGTCGTCGGGTAGGTCGGGGTCGAGGGCCGACAGCCATAGGAAGCGCTGAGGTGTCCCGCCAGCGAGGTCGGCCAGCATGGCGGCGGCGTACTCGGGCTGGAATCCGGCGACCATCGCGAACCGGTAGCTGCGGGCGTCGAGGTGGCGGTTCCTGTCCTCGTTCGCGTTGGCCTGCCCGAGCTGCGATCCGGACCAGGCTGACCGGATCGTCGGCCACAGTGTCGAGCCCTGGCGGGATCCAAGCTCACGGAACGCGGCGCCCTCGTCGAGAGTGAACAGCCCGTGGCGGTTCACTTGTCGACGCTCGACCCGTTTCTTTCCTTCGGCGTCGACAATGTCGACCTTCCCGAGGTACGCGTCGATGAGCCCCTCGCCCGACCCGAGCCCTCTCGACACGTAGCCGGGCCGTGCCCGATGCGGAAGCATGTCGGCGGCGACGTCGAGGCTGGCGGACTTCCCTGCGCCTGATCGGCCGATCAGGGCGACGCACAGATCGAGCGTGCCGCGTGCCCCGATGATCGACGGGAGCGTCACGGCCGGATCGACGAGCCATGCGGTGCGGGCGAGTACGGCTCCGAGGACACTGTCAGCGGGCGTGCGCCGCGCCCATGCGGCCTGGCGGATCGCGGACAGCTCGGGCCGGGCGTCCCAGAACGCCCGTGGAAGGTTCGTCGACGGCTGCTCGGGCCGTTCGAGCGCTTCCCGGTAGGCGTCCACCGTCGCGGCGAGGTGGCGGCGCTCAGCGTGCTGGAGGGCGGAGATGGCGGCGCGTGTCGCGAGCGCTGCGGGGTCGGATGCGGTGCAGAGGTCGGAGACATGGTGGACGATCTCGCCTCGCGGGAGGTCTCCTCGGAGCCAGTCGACGACCTCGTGATCGAGTAGCGGCTGATCGGCTACATCGAGCAGTCGGAGGTTCCACCAGTCCACGCGGGACCGGTCGCGTTCGATTGTCACGTCGTTTCGCGGCTCTACGCGGTGGCGGCGAGGTGGGCGGCGACGAGGCGTCGGACGAGCGCGCTGGCGGTCGTGCCTTCCCGGGCGGCGGCGGCCTGGAGCTGGTCGCGCATCTCGGGCGTCATCTTCATGTCGAAATGCGTCGAGCGTTGCCCGATCTTGCCGGACAAGGGTCGACGCGACCATGTGGGGTCGGTGGCGGTCATTCTGCGTTCCGTTCGTGCTGGCGGATGGCTTCGGCGCGTCCCCGAGCCCATGCGGGCGATGACGTGAGCGCGTCACCCGGCGGGGTCGGCTCGGTCAGGGCGGGGACGACATACTGCTTCACGACCTGGTAGGCGTCGTCGATCGAGCGTTGCCCCTTGCGGCGTGCACTCTTCGCCTCGGCGGCCTTTCCCTTGGCTCTGCTGCTCATCGTTTCTCCGTGACGGCCAGGGCCCGCCAGGCGCCTCGCGGCTGTCCCTGGCGGGCCCGTGCTGGTCGGTTGGCTATCGGGCGGCGGCGATGTAGCCGGCGACGTGCGGGAATCCGGGAACGTCGACGGTCACGACGGAGCCGCGCCCGTCGTCGAGGTCTCGGGCCTGGAGGTGGATCGTCCGCTCGACGCTGATCCCGGCGAGCCGGCCCAGCTGGACGAACCGTGTCGCCCCGAGCTTGATCGCCCCATCGGCGGGCTTCCCGTGCTCGACCTCTTCCGCCCAGGGTCGCCAGTTGATCCCGGCGCCCATGGTGTAGGGGAGGACGATCTGATTCGAGTCGCCACCGAAGCGGATGCCCCACGGTGCCACCTCGTCGGACAGGACGGGTTCGGGTGTGGTGAGCGTTCCGACCTCGACAGTGACCTGCTCTTTCGGTCGGCCTTTCGCCCGGCTTGCCTTGGCGTACTTCGCGGCCCACCTCGGCAGATCGCCCTCCGTGTCGGAGGCGACGAGCACCAGTGACGGCTCGACGTTGCCGGCGGGTCGTTCGGCACCGTAGCGGCGCGTCGCGTCCCATCCGTCGACGTCGGGCCATGGCACCCACGCTCCGAGCAGCGAGTAGCCGTCCGTCCCGATGAGCAGCGCCCCGAGGCTGTCGAATATCTCGATCTGCAGCTTCGGGGCGTCGGTGTCGGTCGTGGCGAGTACGGCCAGGACTGCGCGGCTGAAGTGGTAGGCGTCGAGCGCAAAGTTCGGGCCGGTGACTCGGAAGCTCGACAGGTCGAGCGGCTCGAATCCGTGGTCGAGGTCGTCGGCCATCAGGCAGTGTCCTCCGTGGGGTAGGTGTTGCCGATCGGCCCGAGTTTGTGCCACACGGCGGCGGCCCCTCGGCGAAGCTCGACCGACGTTTCGGCGAGCTGTACGGCTCCGGCTGTGTCGCCCACCCAGAACGTGATGGCGGGCCGGTCGTCGTCGAACTCCGTGACGTGAAGCTCGGGCGGTCCTTTGAGGAAGATACGCACGCCGTAGAACGTGACGGGTGTCCCGTCGTCGCCCACGACGTCGCGCTTGGTGACCAGCTGGACCTCGCCGGTCATCTCTTCCTGGTAGACGTTGATCCTCACGTCAGTCGGAACCCTTGCCCTTGCCGGCGAACCCTTCGAGCATGGCGGCCTCGTCGTCGGTCGAGGCCTCCTCGTTAGTGAAGTGGTCGGCCCGGTACTTCGAGGTGAAATCCTCGTCGGACATCTGCGTCGCCCCGTTCGAGCCGAACACGATCCATGAGCCGAAGCTGTAGGTGCGGGCTCGTCCTTCTCCGAGCTTCACGTAAACGCCCTCGGGTCGGACCTCGACACCGGTTGCGCCCTCGTTCAGTACATCGGAGAGGAAGGTCCGGAGTGCCTTGTCGTCGCCCTTGTCGGGCACGTGAGCGGCTTGGACCTTGTCGACGATTGGTGAATAGCTCAACATGGTTGGTTAGCGCTTCTTTCGGTGGCTTGTGGCGTTAGGACACGTCACGAAATGGGATATGTGGAGTGTGCCGGCGAGCTTGTGTCGTTCGCCGGCCGGTGGGACCTCGTACACAAGTGCGGCGGGTCCCACGGTGAGCTTGACGTTGCCTCCTTCGGTGGGTCGGGGATCGATCGGGTTGCGGCGGCCGGAGGTGACGTTGGTCGCCCATAGGACGGGTGCGCGACAGCTCGCGCAGATGCCGAGGAAGCGGGCGGTGGCGGGGTCGAGCCCGCCGACGCGTGGTTCGAGACCGGGTAGGTGTCCGTCGTTCATCGGCGGTAGCTCGCGGCGGGTGGGTCGTCGTCGGTGCCCTTGTCGCGGCGTCCGACCTCGATCGCCGTGGCGAACCATGAGGCGGTGCCGTCGACGGTGCCGACGATCTCGGGGTCGTGGTTGACGGCCTTGAGGTAGGCGGCGGCCCATGCGGCGGGGTCGGTCGTCGACCAGTCGATCGGCACGGCCTCGGGTTCGGTTGACGTGGTGGCGTCAACGGTGGCGGGGTCGAGCTGGCGGACCAGATCGAGCGAGTCCTGCAGGGCGGCATAGAGCATGTCCAGAGATCGGGTCAGGCTGTGCCTGATCCGCTGTTTGTCTCCGGTGCCCCTGGTGATGAGCTTGGTCGTGCGCCGAGCTTGGACGTCGTAGCAGTCGACGACTGCGGCGCATCGGTCGTGGGCGGCCTGCTGTTCGGGTGTCATCCGGGCGGTGTCCTCCGGTCGAGCGACTAGTCAGTACAGACTAGCACGGGTGGGTGTGGCGGGTCGAGCGGTTCTCTCGGAGCGCGACGACCAGTTCCCACGCGACACGCCAGCAGATCACGGTCGCCGCGGCGGCCACGACCCTGCTCATCACGAGCCGGCGTCCTGGTCGGCAAGGTAGGCGGCGATCATCCGGGCGCGGACCTCGTCCATGTCGTCGCCTCGGAAGCATTGGCGGCCACGCTGCCAGTGCCAGGCGGACCGCTCCGGGGTTGTGCGGATGGGAGGTCGTTGGTCACGGTGGCGACGACGTCGCCCGTGTCGGTGTCGACGAGGCGGAGTGACGTGTTTCCGTCAACGTCGATGGTGTACTTCCCGCCGACCCATCCGGCGGCGTATTTCTGGACTCGGTTCTTCGAGCGGCCGTCGAGCCCGTGGAGCCCGATCCCCCAGTTCTCAGCGGCGAGCGCGTAGAGCTGGTGGCGGGTCTCGGAGGCTTCTTTGCCTCGGAGGGCGGGTGGTAGCGCTGCGATGAACGCCCCCGCGGCCTTCCGTTCCGCTTCGGTCAGCTGCGACCCCTCCGAGGGCGCCTCGTCGTCTCCGGCGGGGCCGGACGGTGCATCGTCGCGGCGGTCAGGTTGCGGCGCTTGTGCGGACGTCTGGCGGGTCTGCGGGCGTGGTTCGGCCCTCGTCACCTTCGGTTTGGCCTTCGAGGCTGCGGCGGCGTCGTCGTCGTCCTTGTCCGGGGCGAGCCCGACGACGGAGCACAACGTGTACCGGCGGGCGTACGTGATCGCCGAGCCGATCTCTTGCGGCGTCCCACGATTCGGGTCGGGCAGCGGATAGTCGCCCCCCTCGACCTCGCCCGATGTGTGCGCCAGCTTGTAGCGGAGCACGAACCGGCCGTCGTCGGTCAGCATCGGCTTAGCGATCCACGCCAGCCCGTGCGCCCCGAGCAGCGGCAGGATCAGCGGCGTGATGGCGGCGAGGTCCGCATAGCTGTATTCGTACGATCCGCCGGACTTCGTGGGCACCTTCGCGGTAGAACCCTTCACGATCGGCGGGAGGTTGGCCTGCACGGCGGCGAGAGCGCCCACGAGGGTGGCAGCGTCAGTCATCGGATGACGGCTTTCCGGTCGGCGTGCGTCGTGTCCCGATAGCGGGCGAGGTCGAGCCCGAGCTTCTCGGCCTCACCGGACCGCCACCCGGTGAAGCTCGGAGCGTCACAGCCGGCGAGGACAGCGAACGCTTTGATCGCCTCGTCGACCGTCCTCGGGAATCCGCTGTCGGGGTCCCGCTCGACGGCTTTCGCCGCGGCGCCGATGAGTAGCGGTGCGTCGTAGCGGTGCGTCGTCGATGACGCGGTCACGTCAACACGGCCGATGCCGGCCACGAGCCGGTCGGCTTTCCGGACCGCTTGGACGGTCGGCGCCATTCGCTTCGCGAGGGTGTCTCGGGCTGCGGCGGCGCTGCGGGCCAGTTCAGTCAGGACGGTCAGGTGGGCGGCCAGGGCGGCGAGGTCGCCTCCGTGTCGGATCATGGCGGTGTCGGGCCACGTGTCGAGGCGGTCGGTGATGTCCTGCGCCCGTTTGCGCAGCTCGTCGACGAGCGCCATCAGGATTCGCCCCCTTCGGGCGTCCACGCGGGCTGTCGGAACACGACCTCGCCGGCCCGCTCGACGACCGCAGCGACGGCGTAGGCGGCCTGCTCGAACCGGAGCTTCATCTTGTCGGCTATGTAGCCCTCGTGGCATCCGCCGCCCGCTCGGAACGGCAGAATCGCGCATGTCCCTTCGGGTGAGATGAGCGACACGGCCACTTCCTCGCGAGCGGTCCGGACCATGATCATCCGGTAGAGCGTCATGTCGCCCGGGGCGAAATCGATGAGCACGGCGCGGCGGCCGGCGAGGAATCCGAGCGGCTCGAACACGTCGGTCGGGAAACGTGCGGCGGCGTACCGGTAGTCATCGAGGGTGGTGGGCTGTCCCATCAGAACGGAGCCTCGAACAGCTCGATCGTGGTCGGGTCGACGCGGATCAGGATGGGCGTGTGGTTGCGGTCGAGGGTCTCGCCGGGGCGGATCCGGGACAGCTCGGTGATGCCGTTCAGGTCGACCGTCTCGACACGCCACCATCCGGCGAGGTGGGGCGACTGGACCTCGATGCCGATGCGGAGCAGCGGCGGGCGTACCGGATCTCCGGCCATCGTGCGCGCCCGTTCCTGCTCGTGCAGCTCGTGTATGCGTGCCTGGAGTCGAGCGGCGCGCGCTTCGGCCTGGTCGAGCTTCGCCTTCAGCGCACGCGTCGGGCCCATCTCGGCGCCGAGGGCCCGATACTCGGCCAGCTCGTCGCGGTCCCGGTCGGTCATCTCGATCGTGGCGCGCTGTGCGTCGTTGCGGAGCTGGAGCTGCTCGACCTGCGTGGCGAGCCTGCGTTCCGTGTGGCGGGCCCGTTCGAGCGCGAGGTCTGCGTGGACGCGCTCGTCCTTCTCGCGTCGAGCTGCGGCGGCGTTGTAGTCGGCCAGGGCCCGCATGTCTCGGGCGTGCTGGTCGGCTTCTTTCGCGACGTTCGCCAGATAGGCGATCACGTCGACGTCGTTGGTCACGTGGTCAGTCATTCGGTGTCCTTGGTGGCGGCGGGCAGGTTGCGGGTAATGGCGGCGTCGATGAGGTGGTCGAGGCTGTCTCGGAGGGCGAACGCTGCGATCAGGTCGACCTCGATCATCAGCGACAGCGCTTGGTCGGTCAGGTCGGCGGCGATCCCGACGATGATCCGTTCGGTGCCGTTGGCGGTCGGCTTCAGCAGCCCGAGCGCCATGCCGGTCAGGTGGCGTTCCCCTACGATGAACTCGACGTCGGACGCGAGGTTGGCGAGGTTGCCCACGTCGTCGAGGTCGAACGGTGCGATCTGCGAGAGATCCTCGTCGCTGAACGTCGCCCAGTCGGTCCGTTTCGTGGGCAGCATCCGGTCAGGCATCGGTGGTGGCGTTCCTCTCGGGTTCCTGCTCGACGAGGCGGCGAAGGGCGGCCAGGTCGGCGGTCGTGGCGGTCAGGATGAACGGGACGGGTAGGTGGTCGTCGTCGGGTAGCAGGTCGGCGGTCGCGCACTTCAGCGCTTCGGCGGCGACGCGTAAGCGATGGATTGGGACTCGGGTCAGCCCCAGCTCCCAGTCAGCGAACCGGTTGCGGTGAATCGAGCACGCTTCGGCCATCTGCTCGATCGTCAGCCCGAGCGCCATCCGTCGCGCCCGGATCAGTTTCCCGACCTGCGCGTAGACGTCCTCGATTGGCGTGCGGGCGGGTGGCGTCAGTCGGCGCCGTACGGATCGGGTCGTCATCAGTAGTCGCCTCGCCTTCCGAGCCATGCGGCGGCTTCGTCGATGCGGGTCCGGTAGTCGTCGGTTTCGCCGCTGCGGGTGTCGGCGGCGACGGTCATGGCGTCGACGAGGTAGCGTCGCTGCGGCGGGGCGAGCGACCCGAGGACGGACACGAGCCGACCCCACGCTGTCCGCATGTTGCCGGGCCCGAGGTCGTGGCCTTCGGCGAGCAGGACGGCGGCGGCGACAGCGAGCAGCCGGCGGCGCTCGTCGAGCGCTTCGGCTCGGACGCGCATGTCCTCGTCGACGCGGGCGACGTGGGCGGCCCACCAGTCGGGCCAGTCGGCCAGCGGGCAGATGGCGGACGCGATGGCAGCCCCGGCGATCGGCTTCGCCTTGCCGGTGGTGATCCCGTACGGGTACGTGTCCTCCGGCCCGCTCAGCTCGACGGGGTACATCACGGCCCCGGTCGCCCCGGCGGCGCCGCCGCCACGGACCCGCTCGAACGTGATCGGGTCGCCCGTGGCGGCGAACGTCGGCCCGTAGCCGGCGAGCTGGTAGACGGTGGCGGGTGTCAGCGCGGAGCGCTTCATCGTGCCCGGCTGCGGTTGTGGACCTTGACGCCAGCGTTGCGGCTGGCGGACTTTGCGGCCTCGATCAGCGCCGGCCAGTCGTCTCCGGCGACGGCCACGTGGCGGAGGTCGACGACCTCGATCGCCGTACGCCCCTCCGTGCTGGCGTCGTATCGGGACACTCGGACGGCCACGGGGTCCCCGAGGGCGAGGGCGAGGGCCTGCGCCACGGCGGGTGTCGAGCAGGGCGACGGCTCGGGCCGGCGGGTAGGTCGGCCTGGCGTCTGGTAGCGCGGTGCGATGTCGTGGGCGAATGTGACGTGGTAGGCCAGGGCGTGAGTGACGACCTCGACCTCCGTGGCGTTTGTGCATTCCATGCCCCGCAACCTACTACACGGCGGTGCATAATGCAACACGGTGCAGTGCATTGGGTCAGCTGATCGGCTGTTGACGCGCGCCCGTCACTCTCGGCTTGGCCACGAGGTCGATCGCCTCCGGACGCTTCGGGCAGCGCGTGACATGGAGCGCCACGAACGCCCGGATCCTGGCCAGCGCCACCGGACGAGGATCCGCCCAGTCGATCACGTCCAGCTCGCCCCGCTCGTTCGCCCACGCCCGAGCTTCGACGAGCGTCGACATCGGCATGAACGCTCGACAGCGAACGACGCCCGACTCCTCCGCCACGACCGCGTCGAACACGCCCGGCCACTGCTCGGGGATCGGCTGATACCCGTCCTCGCCGTTCCCGCCACGCGTCCCCTCGCCCAAACCCATATCGGCCACACGCCACCCGTCGACGCGGAACACGACCCGCTGGCGAAGCTCAGCCCGCAGCACCGTGTCGACGATCGCCCCGATCGGGTTCTGAGCGACAGCGTGGATCGCGAGCCCCAGTTCCCGGCCCTGCTGCGCGAGATGTATCACCCGTTCGAGGTCGTCGTCTTCGAGGTCGAGGGCGGGGAACTCTTCGATCACGACGAGGCGAAGGGGAAGCTCGGGTGTCGGATGGTACGGGCGGCCGTCGAGGATCTCGGCCCGTTTCCGCAGACTCGCCTCGATCCGGCCGATGTCCTCGACGATGCCCCGCTTGGACTTCAGGACGAGCCCGTGGCGGATCCGAGGGCCGAAGTCGCCGTAACCGGTGCCACCCTTCACGGACCCGTCGTACACGGTGATCTCGACGTTCGGGAACGTCGCGGCGCCCAACAGCATGTCGGTGACGCCGACCGTCTTACCCGACCCGTTCTGTCCGACCCATAGCGCTGTCTTCGTCAGGTCGATCAGGTAGGGCCGGAGAAACTCGGTCCGGCCGATCGCGACCTGAAGGCCTCGGCCGCCAGGTGGACGCCGTCCCGGGGCGACCGGGTAGGCGGCGGCGGCGGCCAGCGGATGCGTCCTCGCCACGGTGATCGAGCCACGCCCCGGCGAGCCCGGCAGCGGGCGGATCCGGACGAGCCCGACCGTCACCCGACGCGCCAGCGCCCCCGCTACCCGTTCCTCGACCTTCCGCAGCTCGTCGGCAGTCCAGCCCGGGTAGGACAGTCCGAACTCGATCCCGTCGCCCACCGGACGCCCCCCAGCGTGCACGGTCGGCAGAGGTCGAGCTTCGGTCGAGCGGAGCCCGGCGGCGGCCCACGCTGCGGGCATCTCGGCCTTGACTTGGCGTGGGTAGCTGTCGGGCAGCGACGTGAGCCCGGCCTGTTCCGGCCGGCGGACGGCCACCTTTGGCCGACGCCACCGGTCGATGAGCGGCGCCAGGGCGAGATAGGCGACGAGCAGGGCGACGCACGCGAGCGGCCAGACGAACACGGCGGACGTCACGGCTTCCCCCAGCGGCGGAGCCGTTGCATCCGGCGCACCTTCACGATCGGCAGGGCGGCGAGAAAGACGAGCGTCCACGCCCCGGCGAGCCCGACGAACGCCAGGGTCGCGAGCGACATGGAGCCGACGAGCAGCCCCCACGCGGCGACCCATACGCGGGTGCGGGTCTGCCACCGGATCACCTTGACAGGCATCCGCCCGAGCTTGCGTGCGTTGTCGCCAAAGTCGACGGCCTCTCGGACGCCGTAACTCGTCTTCGTCTTCCGCCAGCCCCACGCGGCGAGCCCGGCCGACCAGTAGACGAGCGACCAGTAGACGAGCGACGCGGCCGGAGCGATCGCCTCCATGTTCCGCGTGGGCGTGACGACCAGCCACCAGACGACATGGGCGAGCGCCCAGCCGATCCAATAGACGGCGGTCGGGAGCCACATCGGTGAGTCGGTGAGCGCTCCGGCGAGCATCATCGGCCCCGGTTTCGGAGCTTCAGGGCGGCGCGCCACCCGTAGGCCACGCCCAACAGGACAGCGGTGTAGCCGGCCATGAACACGAGCCACGGAACGGCAGCCATCACTGGCCAGCTTCCGCGTTGCCTTGCTTCCATGCGGCGTCCCATTCCTCGAAACGCTTGTCGCCTTGCCCGTACGGGTTCGTGTTCCGAGGCTTCTTCTTCGCGCCGGCCTGCTGTCCTCTCGTGCGAGCCTTTGTCAGTTGAGCCTTGCTGCTCATTACATCTCCTTACGGGTAGCTCGCCCAGCGGCGAGGTTTGTTGAATCCGGCGGACCCGGTGAATGACTCGCCCACCAGGTCCCCGCTCATGGCGTCGTACGCTTTCGCCTTCAGGTGATTGCCCGCATGTCGGGCCATCGTCTGCGCCAGCTTCGAGCGGGCCACCGTGTAGCGCTTCCGACGCGCCGGGCCGACCCACACGACGACATCACACATCGGGTCGGCCTTGCCGGGGAACCGTCCCGGATCCTCTTTCGAGGCTTGCCCGACTCGCATTCCCGGTTTGGCGCCCCGAGGTTTGATCCCGTCACCCTTCATCGCCCCACCGTTCGAGCTGACGGGTCGACGCACGGTAGAGCATGGCGGCGGCCCAGATCCCGGCGGCGACGAGCCCTCCGAGGGCGGTCGCCCAGACGGCCAGGGCGGCGCCCATCGGGAGCGTCCAGACGGCCACGGTCGCCCCGGCGAGAATCAGGCAGGCGCCGATGAGCGCTCCGAGGATCAGCCCGTGGCGCGGCGTCGACGTGTAGCTGCCACCGGCCCGCTCGAACCCTCGCCCATGCAGTTGACGTGCGCGCGTCACTTCACCCACCTTCCTACAGACGATCTCGACACGGTCACGCCCTCGTCCGCCATCTCGGCCACGATCTCGGCCAGCGACAGCCCACGGTCGTGGAGCTGGCGGGCCCGAGCGACACGCTTATCCGCCGCCCCGGAGGCTTTCCGCTGTCCCCCCTTCGGCCGACCCGAACCGGTCGAGCGCCGCGGCGGCGAAGCCGCGTCGTCAGCCTCTACCCGTCGACCGTCTCCCGTGGCTCTCTCAGCTCCTACGGTCGGGCCACCCGAGCCGACCGTAGGTGTCTCAGCGTGGGACGGTGGGACAGCGTGGGACAGCGTCTCAGGTGTCTCAGCGGCGGGGCCCCTACGGGGCCCCGTGAGACAGTGAGACAGTGAGACAGCGGGACAGTCGTGGGACAGCGGGACAAGGTGGGACGGCTGGACGGTCAGCTCGTGCGCCCCAACCTTCGGCGCATCGGGAGCCACGGGAGACGGATCGACAGGATCGGAGCTGACGACAGCGGGTTCGTCGAGCGGAGCTGGACCGGTGTCGGGTCGATTCGGGGACAGCGTCCCATCCCCCTCGGCATCATCGACGTCGACCACCGTACGGCCGTCCAGGTCGACGACGGGTGTCGGCCATGACTCGACGGACACGGCGTCAGGGTCGGTGACGGGATGCTCAAACAGGGCCCGCTCGGGGAACGGGAGCGCCTCGACGCGCAGCACGAGCAGGTGAAGCCAGCGGACGGGATGAGGGCCCCTCGACAGGTTCGTCCCGGTGTCGTTCTCGATCGGCGGGCACACGCCGATGCGGGACGCGTAGGTCAGGGTCCGGATCCGCCGCATCTCGGCCCGACGCGCGCCGCCCTCGGTCAGGGTCCGGAGGACGGGTCCGCTGATCGCCCAGTCGACGTCACGTTTCCACGGTGCCCAGTCGGCGTCCCGGTCGTCCTGGTGGCGTCCCATGCGGGACGGCCAGTCTTTCGACGATCCGACGTATGCAGCCCACCCGACCGCTTTCGGGTTCGCATCGCCCGCGCCGCGCTTCAGGTAATAGACGACGTTCGGCGTCCAACAGAGGACGAGGAAGCGGATCCCGAGCGGGATCGCCACGGGCGACAGAATGAGAATGATCACAGCGACGTCGTGGATCACGACGTCGCCTCGAACGGGTGCGGCCAGCGGGTCGGTTCGTCACGGTTCGGGCCTGCGTCGAGGATGCGCCACACGTCGAGGTAATGCTGCGGACGCCACAAGTAGACCTCATGGGAGACGACTCGGAGGGCGTCAAGCCATCGGATCTGCTCGACGGAAGGCTTCGAGGTCCGCTCGTCTGTCTTCAGCTCGGACCAGACGATCCGGTCTCCTCGGACGAGGACAAGGTCAGGGAATCCGGCGGGTGAGCGGTCGCTGCGGTGCGTGTGGTAGCCCAGCCATCCGAGCCCCGGATTCCTGTCGGTCCCTACGGCTCGGGCGATGATCTCGGCGGTCCACAAGGCTTCGCGGCGGACCCGTTTGCCTGGTGTGGCGACGACCTCGACAGCCTTCGGAGCTTTCCGGGCGGGGTCGAGGTTCGGGTTCAGGGCTCGGGCGGCGGGACCCATCATGTCCCATATGGCTTGATCGTGCATCGGTGGCGTTCCCCTGGTGTGGTGGCGGTCGAGGGCGGATATGCGACGGTCCCGGATCCGGCGAGGGGGTGCCAGATCCGGGACCGTCAGACGGGACCCGCGAGGTGTTATACGGTCCTCGGCCGGCGGAGGATTCCGACGAGGATCGCCCCGAGTCCCAGAGCGCTGAGACCTGCCCAGACCATCCGCTCGACACCGTTGGCGCCGGTCGTGGCGAGCCGGGCGGTGGATGCGCCGACGACGACGTCATCAGCGGGGACGATGGCGGACGGCGCGGCGACGGTGATCACCGGCTCGCCCGTGGTGGTCGACGTGTCAGCGGGAGCGGTCGAGGTGGTCGTCTCGGGGACGGTCCCTGGCACGGTCGGTGCGGGTGTCGAGGGCGGAGCCGTTGGCGGCGGCGTGGTGACCTCCGGAGTCGATGAGGTGGTCGTCGAGGGCGGAGCCGAGGTCGTCGGCGGGGCGGTCGAGGTGGTCGTCTCGGGCACCGTGGACGTCGTCGAGGGCGGAGCGGTGCTCGTCGTGGTCGTGCCACGCTGACACCAATTCTCGGAGGCGTAGGCGGACACCGGATACACGTCCGACGCCCAATGGATCGCGGTCGAGGGCGTCACGGCCATCACGGGAGTCGTCTCCCCCGGCGACAGAAAATCGTTGTGGAGCGTCGGCGCCCCCGCGGCGTCGAGTACCTGAAGGAACTGTTCGGAGGTCCCCACGTTCGTGAAGCTGAGCGGCCCCGGAGCGGTGATCGTGGCGTTCGGGTGCAGCGAGCATGACGGGATGTCGTCGATGGCCCCAGCGGGTGCGGCGCCGACGAGCGCGAGCCCGCCGATCGAGGTGAGTGTGATGCCGGCGACGATGAGCGCCAGGCGTCGAGTGAGCGTTGACATGCGGGTAGTTCCTCCGGGGTAGCTGTGCATCTTCGTGCGGTGCATTGTAACCACACGGCGGTGCGTCGTGTCTAGTGGCAGGGCAGGATCACCTACGCGGCCGGACGTGGCTCGGTCGTGCACGTGTAGACGCTGTCCTGTTCCGGATCGGTGCACGTGATCCGGAAGGTGCCCACGTCGAACGTCAGCGACGACGGAGCTTGCCCCTGCGGGCCCCGCTCGCCTTGCGGGCCCTGCGCCCCCGCTGGACCCGGCTCGCCCTGCGCACCCGGAGCACCCGGCGGACCGGCCTCGCCCTGCGCGCCCGCAGCGCCAGGCGCGCCAGTAGCGCCCGGATCACCTCGACCGCCCGACGCGCCAGTAGCGCCCGGCGCGCCCTCACTGCCCGTAGGCCCAGACTGGCCAGGGACACCTACGGGGCCGCCCGAGCCCGGCTCACCCGGCGGGCCCTGCGCCCCCGCTGGACCGTCACGGCCGTCACGCCCTGGCGGCCCCTGCGCGCCCGGCCTCCCCTCAGCCCCAGCGGCGCCGGGCTGCCCGGCCACCGGTGTACCGCCCAGCGACACAACCTGATCGGACAGCTCGCCCACGTCGGTCCGTGCGTCGTCAAGCTCGCCCTTGACGCCCACGACCGACACGAGGATCCCGGCGACAGCGGCGGCCAGGGCGACGAACACGGCCACCCACACGACCATGACAACGACCCGGCGGACACGCGAGCGACGATCAGGGCGGCGGCGGTGCGCTCGGGTTCGAGCCACGGTCACACGCCCCGTAGGGCGAGGGCGGCGAGGATCGCGACGATGATCGGGAACAGGACGCCCGTCACGGCGGCCCGAGACACCCACCGGAGTGTCGCGCGCACGTCAGCCAGTTCCTTGGGGACGCCCGCCAGCTTCGTCAGTTCAGCTCGGGCGTCGCGTAGCTCCTCGCTCACGTCGGCCACGTCGCGGCGGAGACCGGTGACCTGTTCGGCCCAGCGGCGTTCGCGTTCGACGTCGACGGCTTGCATGACGTAGCGGGTGTCGAGGTTGTCGAGGCGGTTCGAGAGCCCGTCGACCGATCGGCGGAGCGCCCCGAACGATCCGGCCAGTTCGTAGGGTGTGATCTCGCGGTCTCGGGGCCAGTCCCGGTCAGGCATCAGGGGACGTAGGTGCCAGCGGCGGAGCAGTGAGCCGGGCCCATGAGGAACGCCCAGTCTGGAGGCGCGCAGTCGATCGGCCCGGCGCCGCCAGTGAGCGCGACCTGGATCTGAAACACGGCGGTCTGCGTCCCGGTTATCTGCCCGATCGGGACGCCGTGGAGCCAATAGAACGTGTTGAAGTTGATCCCGGGGCCGACGAGGGCCCGCGTGTTCGAGCTGGCGGACCCGCTGGGCCACGTCGACACGAGCCGGACCGTCCCGGTCGTCGCGGCGGGTACCGTGATCCGCGTGGCGACGGCTAGGCCCTTGTGTGAGACCTGCGCCATCCGGCCGGCGAAGCGGAGCGTCACGGTGCCAGCGGCGACGGAATGGACCAGGTTCGGGTCGGGGAACGGGACAGGGATCTGCGGGTAGGTCATCCCGTCGACGTCGTTCAGCTCCATGGCGGGTACCGCTTCGTCGACGCCGACGACGAGCCCGAACTTGCCCGAGCCGACCGCAGTTTCGCCGAGGCGGATCTGCACCGTGCCGACGCCGTTCGCGATCTGTAGGGCGCCCTCGGAGACGGAGCTGTAGCCCAGCTGCGGCGCGGATTCCATGATGCCGATGCGGCGTTTCAGGTCGGCGATCTCGGAGGCGAGGGTCTCGATCGTCGGTATGGCCATAAGGCTGAGCCTATCCCGGGGTCGTCACGGTCAGATCGACAGTCTCGGGCGACCCGTCGTCGGGGACGGTCACGGAGTAGCCGACGATCCGGTAGACGGCGTCGAGGGCGATCGTGCCGTCAGCGAGCCGTGGCCACCGGTAGTCATTGATCCGTAAACGAATCTCGTCGCCCAGGGTCCACGCCCCGAAAGCGGGGTCGGCGTCGGCGAGGACGGTCAGCGTGGGGATGCCCTGGATGTTCGAGATGGCGTTCAGCTTGGCGTCGGCCTGCTCGATTAGGGCGGCTGTCGTGGTCGTGTCCTTATTCGAGATCGCCGTTTCGAGTAGCGGCCAGCCGTCGACGACGTAGCGCGACGTGTTGGACCTGCCTAGCCACTTCATCAGGACGCCATCGCCGGCCCCGAGGTTCCACACAAGGTTCGCCTCTTGTGATCCGGGGTCGGGCCACCGGTACGAAACGATGTTGGCTCGGGTGTCTTCGCCGAACTCGAACAGGTGCTCGGTCAGGTCGATCGTGCGGCCCCGCTGCGGGTAGTAGAAGTTGAGGGTTCGCACAAGGTTGCCGGAGCCGTCGTACGTCAGGTCGATGCTGAAGTCAAATCCGTTGACGACCTCGGCGAGGTTCTGGATCAGCTCCGCCAGCGTCGTTGTCTTCTCGTGCTGGTAATAGGTGCGGTCGCGGAGGACACCCGACGACGGGAGCGGCGACTGCACGGCCACACCGATGCCTGTCGACACGCCCGACGTGGTGAAGAGGTTGTTGGCAATAAGGATCTGCTCGACACCTACCGGCTTGTAGGTGACGGTCTGGCGGCGACGGTGGTAGTAGCTCCATGTGGACGCCATGTCGAGCTTCAGCATCCCAGTCGTCGAGTCGTACTCGCGGTCCCAGATGATGCCGTCCCATACGGGCGTCCCGGCCCGGTCGGCGTAGATCCCTGTCTTCCCCCGCTCCGTTGACGCGCGCACGTCAACGTCGCCGAGGATAGTCGAGTCGAGCGGGACGGCGCCCGAGCCGGTCCCGGCGCGGTTCAGCTCCGCCCCGAACGACGCGCCCACGATCGGCAGTTCAGCGAGGCGGGTCCCGGTGCGAAGGTTGTAGGTGATCCACGTGTAGTCGGCGGCGGCCATCGATCAGAGCGTCGGCATGGCGGCGATCCGCCGGTCAGCGAACGTGGCGGTCCCGACCCCGGCGGAGTACTTCGCCGTAAACGTATTGACGCCCGGCGTCAGCCCCGTGAACTCGATCATGGCGGCGCCCTTGTGGAAATTGCCGCCGGACGGTGACTGATAGCCGAAACCGATGTCGGTGGCGGCCACGGTCGTCGCCCCAGACACGGCGGCCGACATCAGACACCACCCGCCGCCCGACCCGTTGTCACAGCGGACATGGACCCAAACGACAGCCTTCGAGCCGGTAAAGATCGACACAGCCGGGCCCACGGTGGCGAGGTCGACGAAAGCGCCCGACGCTGTCGACTGGGATGTGGACACCGTGGCGGACGCACCGACCGTCTGGCCGACCCACGCGGACCCGTTGTAGACGATGACCCGGTCGGTGTCCGTCTCATAGGCCATGAGCCCCTCATAGAGCCCCGTCGTCGGCTTCGTCAGTGACGTGCACACGACAACGCCTCCGAGGGCTGCCGCGTAGCCGTGCTGGCCCGTGTAGCCGGTACCACCGGCCCTAAAGCTCGTGATGTTGGCATTCGTGATCGACGTCGCTGCGGCGGCGACCGCCACACGGGCGAGCACCCACACGGAGCCGGACGGCAGCGCGGGGTCAGCCGGCGACCCGGCCGGCGTCCCGGCGACCCGCTCGATCGAGAACGTGTTGGTCGCCCCCGAGTACACGCTGTCCCGGATCCGGGCGACGATCAGGTCCCGTCGAGGGTTCGTCGGGTCGGCGGCGGCGATCACGACGTTCGTGACGCCCTGCGCCTCGCCGTGATACACGCCCTGGTAGGTGTTCTCCGTCCCGAGGATGAACAGTCGCCCCTCGGACACGTCGACGCTCATGTTCGGCGTCCCGGACTTCTCCGTGACGGTCAGCCCGGTGCCGGGCAGGACTCCCGGCCGGACCAGACTCTTGATCAGCTGACGGTCCCGGTCGGACGGGTGTAGCTCCGTCTGGAGCCAGTTCGGAGGGTTCACTGCGGCCATGTGGCTACCACCATGCGTCGCGCCATGCGAAGGTCAGCGTGCCGCTGCCAGACGTGGCTAGGAATCGGATCGTGTTCGGCCCCGGTGTGAGGTCGAACCATGCGGGCGTGACTAGCGAGCTGTACCGGCTGGCGGTGCCCGAGAGCAGCGCGGTGCGGGACTGACTGTCGAGGATGAGGAACTCGCCAGCGTCGAGCGTGAGCCCCAGGCGGATCGTCCGGTCCTGTTCCTGGTGGGTGATGCGCGGGGCGACGAGCGGCCCGTCGAATCGGGCGGTCCACGGTGCCGGGGCGGAGCCGGCGTTGGCGGCGGCGATGGACCCGCCGGATCCGCCGCCCCCGTAGTCGCGTGGGAACACGAGCGGGTAGGCGAACCCGCCGGACGCTGCGGGCAGCCCGACCGTCGTGCTATGCAGCGTCGTCGAGTACATGCGCGGGTCGAGCGCTTCCCATTGGACCCGCCACATGGCTTCGGTGTAGGTGTTCGTCTCGGTCACCTCGACAGGGTTCGAGCCCCGAGACCGGACCCGCATCAGCCGCGACACGCCCTCGCCCACGATCGTCACGTCGGTCTCCTCGGGCACCCAACATGCGGCGACGAGGGCGTCTCGGGCGGCGTTCATCGTCGCCCAGCTCGCCCCCCCGTAGAGGACACCGGACAGCTCCAGCGGCAGGGCGTCAGCCCAGCCTTTCCCCCCGTACGCGCCGTGCTGCGTCGGCTTCTTGACGGTGTTCGCCACGATCGGCGGGCCCGCGCTGAAACCTACGGGCGGGTCCGTGATGACGTACGGGTCAGCCCCGAGGACGATCCCGTTGATCGTGTAGAGCGCCTCTCTCATGCCGCGCCGACCCGCACACGGAACGCGGCCTCGCGTTGCATATCGTCGAGGTCTCGTTTCGTGAGCGCTGTCGCCCCGTGAAGGTGGATCTCCTGCATCACGGCGGGACCCGCTCGACCTCCGCCGCGGGCGACCTCTTCGGAGATCACGCGGCGTAGCTGCGGCTCGGGCGACACGAACTCGGGGACACGGTTCTGCGACAGCAGCGCCAGCGTCGGATTCTTGACGAAAGCGCCCGTGTCGAACGTCGGGATGTCGGGCACGTCCCATCCTCGGCCGCCGAGGGCGGGGACCCACGACGGCACCGTGAACGACAGCCGGCCCACCGTGTTATTCCATGCGGACGCCACGGCGTTGAACGCTGCCCGGAACGGTGCAGAGATCGCATCGGCCACGCCAGCGAGGACGTTCTTTAGATCGCCTATCCGGTCGCCGATCCACCCGAGGACAGATGTCGCTATGTCTCGGATGTGGACGAACGCCCAATAGATCACGTCGTACGCGGTCTGTAGAGCCTGCCACCACAGCTGGACATACCATATGGCGGCCTTGATCTGAAGGATGAAGTAGTCGGCGATGATCGAGGCGACGCGTTGGATGATCGGCCACAGAGTGTCCGACATGAACCGGCCGATGGCCTGGAGCGACTCGCGGAACCAATCGACATTCTGATATGCCCAGATGATCCCGGCGACGAGCCCGACGATCGCTGCGGCGATAGCGATAACCGGCCACGTGGCGGCGATCGTGGCGACGGCGGCGCTGGCGGCGGAGACCGCCCACGCGACGAACGCCCCGACGAGCAGCCCGCCGATGACGGCGGCCACGACAGTCATCACGGTCTTATGTTCCTGGAGCCACACGGACAGCTCGCCGAACTTCGCGGCCACGAGCGTGATGACCGGGACGAGGTACTGCGACGCGATCTGCGTGATGGCCAACATGGCGGGCTGCAGGCCTTCGCCGAGCTTCGCCTTCGCGTTCTCCAGCTCAGCGGCGAGGATCCGCTGCTTATTCGCCACGCCATCGCTCGTGCGGGCGAAATCGCCGTTGGCGTCGCCAGCCTGCGCCATGATCTGAGCCTGCGCGGCGAGCACCTTCTGAGCGGGCGTGAGGGCATCTTTCGTCGTCGAGATCAGCCCCATCTTGAGGGCCTGATTCCGGAGCGTGGCGTCGTCCAACAGGATCCCGTACTTGCGGATCGGTTCGGCCTCGCCCCGGAGCGCCGCCCCGATCGCCTGGATCGCTTCCTCGGGCGACGTGTTATGGAAGCTCGCGAGGTCGGACGCCATCTGCGCGTTCTCCTTCGCGAACGACGAGAGGTCGTTGCCGGCGAGCCCGGCGGACTTGCCGAACGTGGCGAACGTCGAGGCGGCGTCGAGAGCCTGTTGCTTTGACTGCCCCATCGCCGTGGCGGCGCCCTCAGCCCACGCGACGAGACCTCCGGCCGTCTCCGATCCGAAGATGACGTTGGTCTTCGAGAGGGTCTCGGCCATGTCGACCGCTGCGGCGCCCGACTCGCCGATGAACTGCACGGCCTTGCCGGCGAGGTTCATGGCGAGGTTCGCGGCGATGCCGGCGGCGGCCACGCCGATGCCTGTCTTCGCGGCCTGCCAGTGAGAGGTGAGCTTGTCGGTCTGGTCCTTTGTGTCTTCCTGGACCTGTTTCTGTCCGCGCTTGATGTCGTCGAGCGCTTCCCGCAGTTGCTTGATGTCGGCCTCGTACCGGAGCACCTCGGAAGGCATCAGCCGACCCGCTTACTACGTCGAGACCATGCGTCAGCCACGGCACTGACCATAGCCCGCTCCTTCCGCACGGCCTGTCCACGGTGCGACGCCCGAGGGCCCCCGTGTACCCCCTCGTTCGCCTCGTGCTGCGCTTCGCGGCGGAGATCCACGGTGGCCCGCATGAGGACGAGCTGAGCGGCAGGGACGCCCCGCAGCTCGACAGGGAATCGGCGTAGCTCTAGACAGAGGTCGTACAGCGCGGCTAGCTGAGGGTCGGCTTCGAGGACGCTTTTCCCACGTCGACGACGTCCTCGGCCTCTTCGCCCTCGGCGGTCGTCTGAGCGAACCCGGATTCCTCGTGGACGCGCTGTGCGGCCTCGGCGATGAGCCCCTGATCCTCTTTCGCCAGGGTGCGGAGCCAGTCGCGGACCTGGTCGTCCGACTCGAACACTGGCAGCTCGCCATCCATGACCGCCCAGCGGATCGCGGCGCGGAGCATGATCGGGCCCAGCTCGTCGGGCGGCGTCTCGTGCTGTTGGTGGAATCCGAGGATCGACCCGAGCCGGCCCTGGAGGTCGATCGGGATGACTCGGAACGGGATCTCGGTGTCGTCCGACAAGGTGACGTACCACTCGGCGGCGACGACGGCGGATGACTTGATCCGCTCGGAGATGGCGGCTCGGGTGAGCTTCGGCATGGCGTGGCGTTGTCCTTCGTGTGGCGTAGGTGACGCGCGTGCGTCAGCAGTAGGCGAGCGTGTCCATGTTGCGGCTCACGGCGGTGATGATCGCCCCGGCCGGCTTGCGGGCGATGCCGGTCATCTCGACAAAGCTCGTCCCGCCCTCGGCGGTCAGCTTCCGTGGGGCGGCCTTCCACTGGACCTGCGGGATCGTGAGCGACAGCGTCCGGAGGTTCGTCGTCGCCAAGCTGTTCGTGTAGGCGGCCCGCCAGCTGGTAGCGGTCCCGTCGAGGAAGTCCGCCACGCTGGCCCCGGGCGTCGTCGTCGAGCCGTAGTTCACTTTCTTATACTGATCGGCTGTTAGCTCTAGGAACTTGACCTTCAGCTCGACAGTCATCTTGTTCTTTAGAATGGCGGCGCGGGTCCATGTCGACGTGAATATGTTGTCGTCGATGCCCCAATCGATCGTCATTTCCCACGAGGCGATATTCGTCACGGTGGCGTTGTCGAGCGTGTACGTGCAGTCGGACGGACGGAACGCTGCGCCCGGTGTCGCCCCGTGCATCCCGGCTTCATACGTGACGGCGGTCGGGCTCGCGACCTTCGCCGGGGTCGACCCGGCCCACGTCCACGCGGCCGTGACTTCGCCGTTCCCCTCGGGCGACGAGATGACGAGCTTCGAGAGGACGCATCCGCCGACCCGCTCGACGAGGTCCGACGCCCCGGCGGCGTTCCATTCCGTCGTGAGATAGATGGGCGGCTGGTCGGGGATCGAGGTGTGATCGAACAGTGAGCCGGCGGCGGCCACCTGGTCGTCGCCGAGGAACCACGCGAGTAGGGCGGCCGTCGTCGATGGCTTCAGCGGGTGGGTGAAGGTCCCGTTCGGCTTGTGGCGAGTCTTGACGCTGCGGGCCTGATACGGGCCCGTGCCGCCCTCCCAGACCTCGTCCGACTCCATGCCGTGTTCGAGGACAGCGTCGCCCGTAAACGGGATGAACAGCTCGGGCGGCTGAGCGGTGCGCGGCACGTCTTCGAGGGCGAGCCCAAAGTAATGAGCGAGGTCGTCGAGCGCGTACGGTCCGGCCATCAGTCGTCCTCGGAGTCTGCGGCGTCATCGGCCGGCGGGATCATGTCGGTGTTCACTGGCAGGTCGTCGGGCTCGTCGGCCTGGTCGTCATCGTCGAGCTGCTCGCCGTTGGCGGCGGCCTCGAACGCTCGGGCGACGCGGCGGAGCCGGCCCACCTCGCGGGTCGACAGCTCGGAACGGAGCGCGTACCGGCGGTGACGCCCTCGGAGCTGCACGGCGGACACGTGGACGGTGTCGCCGGGCAGAATGATGGTCCCATCGCCGGGCGACAGCAGGGCATTCCCGCCGATGTAGACGGCCTCGACAAGCTCGATCACGTCGGTCACGGACCGAAGGGTAGTCGAGGGGAAGGGCGGCCCTCGGGCACACGCCACGAGCGCCCGGGGCCGGCCCCCGCTTGCGGAGCGTAGGCGCGAGCGGGGCCCCGCTCGGTGGCGGGGCCCCTGGTCACTTCTCCGGGCCGAAGACTCGGCGGCGGATCCGCTCCGCTTCCTCTTCGGTGGGCGGCTCGACCGGCTCGACGCCCCGCTTCCGGAGCCGGCGGCGGACGTCGAGCGTCTCGTCAGGTTCGCTCATCGGCCGGCCCGCTTCGCCAGCTCGTCGCCCACGCTGGCGAACGTGGCCTGCGCCACGGTGAATCCCCAGTCGTCGCCCGTGCGGACCATGAACGAGGCGGAAGCGGTCGCCAGCTCGACGAGCTGCTCGACGGTGTGGAACCGGAGGTCGAATCGGACGGTGTCGGTGGCTGCGGTGGTCATGTGGTACAGACTAGACCCGTGACGCGCACACGTCAATGTCGGATGTGTTACAACGACCGGCCGGCTCGGAGATCCTCCAGCCAACCCGGATGCTGCCCGGTGATGTCGTAGTTATCGCACAGCACCTTGTACGCGACCGACAGGGCGGCGTCGACCGTCCCGGGCGCCCACGAGACCCCGCACCCGAGCAGCGCCCGGCCCTGCGCCTCGTCGGGCGTCAGCGGCGGCGCGTCAGCCGGAGCGGACGCCAGATAGGCGGCGTAAGGATCCCACGCGACCGGCTCAGCGGACGTGGGAGCCGACGTGGCGGCGTCATCGGCCACGGTCGAGCAGCCCAGGGCGGCGACGGTCAGCGACCCGAGGACGAGCCCCCATGCGACGACGAGGGCGTAGTAGCGGATCGGGCGGGGGAATAGGTGGCGTGTCATGGCGGTCACGGTACTTCCGGCGCGGGGTCGAGGCGAGTAAGGATTCCGAACGTGTCGGCGGGCAGGCGCTCCGCCCGGTTGGTGATCGGGTTGCGCCATACGGCGGACCCGTCGAGGTCGAGCGCCCCGATCGAGGTCATCCCGGCGAGCCTCGCCATCCCGTGTCGATGCACGATCAGGTCGATCGGCGTGACGCTCATCGGCCGACCAGCCGGTAGCGGCGGTCGCTCGGAACGCCGTCCTCGAACACGACGCCAGCCTCGACCAGGGCGGCCAGCGCGGCGTCGACGACGAGGGCGGAGGTCTGGCGGAGGATGGCGCCCTCGACGTAGCTGTTCAGCAGTTGAGTCCGGTGGTGGGCTCCATCGGCGAGGGCGGTGAGGATGGCTCCGGTTGCGGTGGCGTTGGTCGAGGTCATGTGGTACAGACTAGACCCGTGACGCGCACACGTCAATGTCGGATGTGTTACGGACACGGATTACGGATGACGGGCGACCCTAGACAGCGCCGCTACCCTGTCCTCGGAGCTGAGCGGTGGTGCGCCAGCTCGCACCGGAGACGGTGGCGGTCATGCGGAAGGGCCCCGAGCGGATCGCCCGGGGCCCTTCTCGCGTCCGCTCAGCGGTGGAAGTCCTCACCACACTTGTGGCAGGTGATAGCGCCGGCCTCGAAATCCTCGGCGAACATGGTCAGGGTCCGGCAACCGCAGCCGAAGGTCAGCCGGCGGCGGACGATCCGCGTGGCGACCGGCTCGCCCTCGACCTTCGGGGCCGGGCTCATCCGGTCGTCGGACGGATCCTCCGGATTGCGGCGCACGAGCGTCGTGGCGATCATGGCCCGCACCTCGGCGTCGAGGGCGGCCAGCTCGTCGGCCCAGATGACCAGCCCGAACTCCGACAGCGTCACAGCGCTGTAGCCGATCAGCTTCGAGGGCGCACCGTGGGCGTACTCCAGCTCGAACGTCGCGGCCTGCTCGACGAACTGGCGATTGTGGTACCGACCGCCACGGGTCGTGTCCTTCACCTTGCGGACCTGAGCGAGCAGGTGGGTGGCCTCGTGAAGGATGGTCTCCAGCGCCCGGACTGCGCCCATGCCGAGCACCTCGCCGGAGATGAACAGCTCGTGGACGTTCGTGGCGTCCACGCCAGCGACCGACCAGATCGGGGCGACGGTGACGTATCCGAGGTTGATCCCGCCGGGGACGGAGCCCATGCCGGTGACGAGGTGGACGTTCGGGAGGGGCGTGCCGCCCTTGGCGGCGAACAGCTGGACCTTGCGCCAGATGCGCTCCAGCACTGCGGAGAGCTGCGAAGCGGAGGAAGGGGCGGCGTTGCGGGCGGCCCGGCGGGCGGCGATCGAGCGGCTGTTGCGGCCGGTGTTGGTGTCGGTGGCGGCGGTGTTGGTGTCGGTGTTCATGTGGTACAGACTAGTGGAGTGACGTACCCACGTCAATGTCGAACGTGTTACGGAACCTCGAGGTTTCCGACATCGGACCGTCATTGACGTGTGCGCGTCACGGGTCTAGTCTGTACCACATGAGCGCAGCCACCACCCACACCACTTCAGCGGCCACGGCCGAAATCATCCGGCGGGCACGGGTCCTCCGTGCCGGGGTCGGCGTGGCCCTCGTGGAAGCGGTGAGCCCCGGCGGGGCCCCGAGCTGACCGGCTCGGGGCCCGAGCCGGTCATGCGGCGAAGATCTGCACGGTCCAGATCCGGCCGGCGGCGTCGAGGACGACACCCACGCCGATGGTCGTGAAGTCCTCGTGAGTCAGGTTCCGGAAGTGGCCCGGCGACGCCCGGTAGGCGCCCTGGATCGCCAGGGCGGCCGGACCCGTGCCGACGTTCTCGCCCACGAACCACCAGGCGCCCAACAGAGTCTCGATCCGGCTGTGCGAGATCGAGCCCTGCGCCATCATCGTCGCGGCATGTGCGCGTGCATAGTCGTCGAGGTCGGCGTCGCGGGTGAGCGATCGGGCGCCCACGACCGCCCGATCCGCGTTCGTCAGGTCGAGCAGCTCGACCTCGACCGCCCGGGCGGGATCCGTCGTTGTCGTCGACTGCACCTCGGGCCCATCGACGACGGGCATCGGCGTGGCCACCGTCGAGGTCGGGTGGTCTCGGAACTGCGGGGCGGACAGGGCGCGCGAGCTGGCGTCGATCACGTCGTCGACGTAGGCCTGATCGAGCCGCGGGGTATCGCCCCTCGACGAGCAGGCAGCCACGAGCAGGACGGCCACGGTGGCGGCCATGAGTCGACGGGTCATGCCGGCGACGGTAGCCGCACGCGGAAGGGCCCGCTCCCCCAGATGGGTGAAGCGGGCCCTCGGCCGGCAGGGTCGTTAGCCCTGTCAGCTTACGTCAGTTGATACAGCCCACGATGTCGATGGCGTAATGGTTCCCGGCGCCATAGTTCTTCAGCCCCGGGCCGGTCACGGCGTCGACGACCGCAGCGTTCGGCACGATCTCCCCAGCGCCAGCGTTGACGGTCGAGGCGGTCGGCGCCGGCTGATTCTGGAAGCGCCACAGCAGACCGAACGAACCGGCGACGGCGGCGATCAGCGTCAGATTGTTCATCGTGCCGATCTCGGACCCGCCACATGCTGCGGACGTCCACCCCATCCCGTACTCCTGATTACTGCTCATCGGCGACGAGGGTCGGGTGTCCCACACGCGCGTGACGGTCGACGGCGTGATGTCCGTCGCGCCCGTATTGATATAGCCCACGACGTCGAACGTCACGTCGTAATAGCCGGAATAGTTATAGAACACGACCTTCCCGGCGTTGCCGCCAGTAGTCGCCAGCGGGATGATCGTCAGGTTCGACTTTGTCGACGTCGCGTTCGGCGGGTTCAGGGTCGACACGTTGACGGTCGAGTAGTCAGCCGGCAGGGCCGACAGGAACGCCCCCGCTGCGGGAATGACGGAGATGTAGGTCAGCGTGCCGACGATGGCGCGGACGCCCGAGCTGGGCACGCCCCCAACGCCACGAGGATCCCAGACCCGGGCCGTGTTCGGCCCGATCGCCCCACCGTTGGCGCCACCCACGGTCGAGTACGCCCGCTGCGGGGTCGCCAGCACGCTGGTATCCGCGCTGGCGCCCATGACACCCACGACGTCGACGATCACATCGATCGCCCCGGAGGACAGGTAGAAACCTGCGTCCCCATCGTTGTCGAGGTCGGACCAGACGTGCACGGCGGTCGCTGGCATCCCCGAGTAGACGGGAATGTTCGTCCATGCCGGCGAACTGATCGGGCCGGCACCTACAGCGACCTTGCCCGTCGCTGTGGCGTTCACGACGGTGACATTGAGCATCACAGCTTTGATCTGCGACACGTCGAGCCCGAGCTTCTCGGTCATCCGGACTTCCCAGGTGCCGGACAGTTGATTGATTGCCGTGTAGCCGCGGTCCACGCCGAACCCGTTACGGGTGTCGAGCACCCGGTACGTGTCGAGCGGGCTCGCCCCCGCATTGTTGTGAGTGACGATCTCGAACAGGCGATGCCACGCCGTCTCGGCGTTCAGTTGCTTGACGCCCCAGATGCCGCCGGAGCGGGTGTCCGACACCATCTCGCCCGAGTAGCGGATAGCGCTCTCACGTTCGAGAATGTCGGCTGTGTCGAGCGTGTTCGGGAAATCGGGCGTGGCGAGCAGTGAGACAACGCCAGCGATCCGGGGTGACGAGAATGAGGTCCCGTTGCCGGTGGCTTGCTGTCCGTTGGCCCAGAATGACACGAACGAATTAGCGCTCGTGTCGATCCGCCCGCTGATATTGGTCAGCGACCAGATGAACGGGTTGGCGTCGGTGCCGGCGACGGAGACAACGGGTGTCACGCACGCGGGGTAGCTCATGGCGTTCGTCGACGTGCTGTTCCCGGCGGATGCGGTGACGACGACGGTCCGGGATCGGACGTCGTTGACGACGGACAGCATGGCGGAGCCGACGCTGTCACAGTCGCTCGCGTAGCTGCCCGATCCGAAGCTCATGTTCGCGGCGACGACGGGCGTGGATCCGAAGGTGCCGAGGACGATGTTGTCATACAGCCAATCGAGGGCGTCGATCGCGCCATTGTTGGAAATCTGCGTCGACGTGCCGTTCCAATAGCCGACCCGAATGAGGATCAGGTTCGCGTTGTGAGCGACGCCGTTGGATGACTGGCCAGGGTTATAGCCGGCGGCGGTGGTCGCCACGGCGGTCCCGTGGGAACAGCCGGTGGCGAACACGCTGCCCATGTTCTTGCAGTAGCCATAGTCGGCGGCGCCCGAGCCGGTCATGGTCGTCTGCCCGTTGGGACAGGCAGTCACGCCCGATGCGACGGAGCAGCGCTCAGCGATCACCTTGCTATTCGCGGTGATGATCTGCTCGTTCATGTCGAACCCGGTGTCGAGGATCGCTATGGCGGTCCCCGATCCGTCCCCGGGGACGCTGGCCTGTCCGGGGACCTCGTTCTGCGGGCTCAGCTCGTCAGGGATCGGCTGATCAGCCGTCCCGCTCATCGAGATGACGGACGGGTCGAGCGGCATGTCTTCCGTCTGAATCTTCGCTACGGCGGGGTCGTTTAGAAGGGCCTGCGCTTCGGCCTCCGTCTCGACCTGGACGACGGTGACGGCCGAATCGATGCCGGGCGCGTCGACGTCGCCATAGAAACTCTCGTCGATGAGGTGGCCAGGCTTGGCGGTCACGACGACGGACAGGGACGTCCCGGAGGGGATCTCCTTCAGCTCGTCCTTTAGCTCGCCGAGCGATGGGCCCTCGATCGGTGGGACGGTTGGGTCACTGATCTGCGCTGTTGCGGGCGCCGACGATGCGACGGCTCCCGTGAGTGCGGCCACCAGGGCGAGCCCTGCTAGCCAACGTCTGCGTAACATTCATTCTCCTATGTGGTGTGCCGCCGGATGACGGTCAATGCGTAGACTGTACTACGGATTGATCGTGAGAACACTACGGCCGGATGACGGAAATGTGATCGCCTTCCCGCCGATACTGACTCTCACTATCACCGAATAGCGCCCCGGAGTGTCGGTCTCGCCAGCGACCCAATCGCGGGAGAACGTCACGACGCCAGCATCGGAAGAGATCACCTGGATCGGCTGCGCGTCGACGGCCGGCGTATCACTCGGGACTGATCCGATCAGCTCGACGGTGACCGTTGCGGCGGTCAAGCCCACGGGCAGGTCGAGCGGGTCGAGCGTCGGGTCGACGTACCTGCATCGGACAGTCAGCGGGCGGGCCGTGTCCCCTACGTGCATTGATCCTCCCGGGACGGTGGCGGCCACATCGTACGCCGTGACGTCAGCTGAGACGTCCCACGACGTGACGTCAGCTGAGACGTCCCACGACGTGACGGCCAGGGCGAGCGGGCCCTGCGCTGTGAACGTCGACGACGGGCTGCGCAACAGCAGTAGCAGCGTCACGCCCGGATCAGCTCCATGATGGCGTGGTGAGCGACCGCATCGGCGTTGGCGTTGGCGGTGCCCATCTGAACGGTGAGCTTCGCGACGACGGCGGAGGCGGTGTCTACGGCGGCGGTCCCGTAGCCGGTCGCGCCGGAGGGGAACGTCGTGGCCCCGGACTTCCACGTGTCCGTCTGGCCGCCCGACCCGCTGAACGCGGCGGAGACCCGCTCGGAGGCGGCGGTGACGAACACGATCTCGACGACGCATCGCCAGTTCCGCCGGCTCGCGGTGGCTGTGACGGCCACGACGGCGGTGGCCAGCACGGTCGTGGCGCCGAGCTTGAAGCGGTAGGTGTAGTCGACGTTCGCGCCGCTGTTCTGCAGGCTGTCGCCTCCCACGGTGATACGGACCATGTCTCCGGCGGCGACCACTCCGGCGGGGATGGTGAGCGACACAAGGTCGCCCTCGGTGACGGTGTTGACGACGGACACGTCAGCCACGGTCGAGGCGAGGACCCGAGACCCGGGCGTCGAGGCGGGCCGATGCGACGCGGCGACGGTCACGGGGCCGCTTCCTCCGTGGCGGCCCAGATCCCGCAGCTGAACGTGAAGCTCGGGTTCGTGCCGGAGACGACCCACGACAGTCGGTATTTGTTACCCGGCAGGGCGACCAGCATCGATGGGATCGGTATAACGGAGTCGGTCACGGCGGTCTGCGGCGGGAACGACGCGATCGTCTCCCATTTGTCGCTGTTGCGATGATTGACCTGGAGCGAGAGGGTCAAGGTTGGCGTGGCTGTGCCGGACACGGCTGTGACGTCGAGCATGAGCAGCCCGGACGTGTAGTTCCCCAGTTCGGGATACTCTCGGCCGGTTGCCCCGGTGGCGGTGACGGTGACGGTACCGACCCCGGTTTGTTCGTTCGTGCCGGCCGGAGTGACTAGCGAGTAATACGTCTTTATTGTCATGTCAGTCCCCGAACCCGCGGATGCCGGCGACGTTGATATAACGGGGCCGGGTAGATGTCGACGCGGACAGCTCGAACGAGAAGTGCATTCCAGCGAACCCGGTGCTGGTGATCTGGTCTAGAGCATAGGCGGACAGATCGACCGTCGGTTCTCCGTCGAGCTTGACTGATACGTACGTCTTCGTGGCTAGATTGACGACGAGCTTGCAATAGTGCCATCCACCGGCCTTGTCCATGCGCCCACCGGCGGCGGACGGCTCATATTGGTGGGACCCCGCACCATTCTGTAGCAGCGACGTGGCGACTGTCGTGTAGACGGCCGTGGTGCCCGTGAGGGGAGTGCCAGGGTTCGCGGCGGCGGTCGCGGCACCGTCGAGGATCTTGCCCAGCATCGGGACGTTGTTGCCATTGGGGTCGAGCCATAGGCGGCCATGCCACGCGGACGCTCCGTCCCGGTTGTATATCGACATGGAAAAGAGCGTGTTGCTCACCAGGTTGGTCGACGTGAAGCGGAACCAACACTCCAGCCCGAATAGGCCAGTGAAGCCGTCGTGAACGCGTCGCTTGACGATCACGCCACCGGTGTTGGCTGTCCGCCCAGGGGAGGTGGCGCTGCCGTTCGTCTGGCCTTGTGGGTCGAGGCGAAGCGTCGGCGCCCCCGCGAACCATATGTCGGTGTCGCGGCTCGACGAGCCCACTCCGTCGTTCCACATCCCCGGCGTCGGGGCCCGGAAATCCTCGACGAACAGGGCGTGCATGGTGTCGACGGCGCGGCTGCGGGACCGCTGCGGCACGTATAGCCCGGCCTCGCGGGTGTCGACGTCGGGCGCGCCTGCCGCTGTCGCTGTCCACGTAGCCGTGACGGTAGGCGCTGTGCCGCCGCTCAGTGTCGTGACGTTCGCCCGAACCCTGCTGACAGGCTTACCGCTGACGAACACGATGTCTCCGCTGGCGCGGACGGCCTTGTCCCACGTCCCGAGCGTGACCCAGTTCGTCCCATCGAGCGAGCCCTGTAGGGCGACGACTGCGAGCACCGGGGAGCCGGTGAGGACTACCTGGAAGCCGTGGTTAGCGAAACCGCAGTCAAAGTCTTTCGCAGCGCCGGCTCCGGTAGCAGCGACAGCGCTAAGAAGTGCGATCGCCGGTGTGGACGGTGCAGTGAATACCCGTCCTGGTGAGCCGGGGATCGAATAGGTGCCGATCAGGGCGGCGGGACTACCGGAGTGCATATCCAACAGATAGGACTTCGGATCGCCCGTGACGGTCTGGACGGTCGGCCCGGGGAACGGGTACAGATCGACGTAAGCGACTACCGCCGCCCCGGACCCGCCGAAGATCGCTCCTATCTCAAGGAACGGCGGCGGGGTAGTGATATACGTGAACCGGACACCGGCTGCGGGCTGGAAGAACCTGCTCGACGAGGTGCCGTTGATACTGTCCGGCGTCGTCCACTGAAGCGTCTGGTCGAACGTGCCGCCCGACCGGTCCGATCCATAGGCACCAACGGTGGGAGACCCGCCGACACTCTGGACGCGGACGACGATCCACTGATAGCCGCGACAGTCAATGTTCGTTCCCCACGTCCCGTTCGACGGGCCGGTCAGGGCGATCGTCGTGGGCGATGGGGCGATGCTGCGGACAGGCTGTGTGGCGGCGGACCCGTCGACCGTCAACGCCCCCGCAGCGCTGACGACAGCGGGGACGACAGATCCGGGGGTCCCGTCGACCAGCTTGAGCAGCTGCACCTCACGGACACGCTGGGCCGTCTGCCCCGACGCCGTGGCGGTGAACGCCACGGACACGGTGAGCGCGGTATCGGAGGTGATCGCGGAGACGATGCGATCCTCGGTGGTCGCGCCAGGGACGCGGACCACTCCGCCGACGACCAGCTCTGAGAGGAACGCCGTCCCGACGCCGACGAGCGCTGTCGTGGCCGCCTTGGCGACGGTGCCCGAGAGATTCTCGACGATCAGATCAACAGCGACCGACAGCCCAGCGCCCGGAGTGATCGGTGCGATGCCTGCTACCAACGGAACGCCTCACAGTCGGGTCGCATAGGACCGGATCGTAGCCGACCCCCTTGTCAGGGCGAGGACACGGTGTAAACGACCTTCTCGATCTCGACGTACGCGCACGCCCACCCGTCGATGATGCGGAGCTGTACCGGCTCGGTGAGGCGACACGGGTCGACACGGTGGGCGGTGCCGCCCATGTTCCGGTCGGCGTCGAGGGCGTCGATCACCCGGACCATGTTCGTCCGCATCGTCTCGACGGCCTCGACGTCGTTGGCGTCGAGCCCCTCGATCCCGCCGATCCGCCATAGCCATGGGCGACGGATGGCGTTAGCGGGCTGTGCGTGCGTCAGGTAGGACGGGTCGACGAGGGTCGGGCCGACGACCCACCAGGCGCGCATCGTGCGGACACCGGAGATCTCGGACACGAGCAGCGGTTCGAGGTCGCGGCTCCAGAGGTCGTGGGCGTGGACGCGGCCGATGTCGTCGAGCGCCTCGATCAGGCTGACGATGTGAGCAGCGATCGGGGCGACGTCGGTTGCGGCCATGAGCGGAGCCTACGTGCCAGGCGTGCAGCGGCAGCCCGCGCAGTGTCCGCCCCCTCGGGCGGCTTCAGCGCCCGACCAGTGCCCGACCTCGTTCGCGTACCACGACATGAACACGAGCCACACGACCGACTCGCGCCACACGAGCACGGTCGGGGCGAGCAGGGCGAGCCACACGAACTGAAGGATGCGGTGTCGCTGCTCATGCGACAGCCCACGGAGTGACGCGCGCACGTCAACTCGCGTCGAGGTCGTTGAGCCAGATGCCGAGCTGGCGGTGAGCGGCCACCGTGCGCGGCGCCATCGCCTTCTTAGTCTTCGCGATCACACGGTGCCCTTTCGTGCCTTTCGCGGCGATCGAGCGGGCCACCATGAACGCATCGGCCCCCGTGAGCCCGAGGACGGGCCCGAGCTTGTCGGACGGCGGCGCCTTGCCGGGCTTCCGGCCGACCTCGACGAGATGGGCGTGCGGGGCGGCCGACGTGATCTCGACGCCCTGCCGGTTGCGGGTCAGCCGGCGGCGAGCGTGGAGCGAGCCCCGGTAGTTGCCGGTCTCGACCGGTGAGATCGAGCGGGCGAACCCTGCGCCCTCAGCGCCGAGCCCGTCGAGGATGTCGTACACGCGGCCATTGAGGGCGGACAGCTTCGCGTCGACGCGCTCAATGATGTCTCCGTCCCACGTGACGGTGATCTTCGCCCGACCAGCCATCAGCCGCGGTGGAACAGGCTGCGGCTGCCCGTGGAGAACGCCAGGCGACCATAGGCGGGGCGTGAGGGCGACTCGGGGACGCCACCGGCGGAGCCCACCGGTGGGAGCCCCATAAACGTCCGGTAGAGGTTCGTGAGCCGGTCGGCGGTGGCCTGGAGCATCGTGGCCCTGTCGGTGCCCTGCGCAAAGTCGGTCGGCATCGAGCCTTGACGGTCGCGTGAGGCTTCGGCGAGGAGGTGGATGCAGCAGTAGGCGGCGGCGAGTGCGCAGACGAACACGAACGCCCCCTCGGGGACGGTGTCGGTCGTCGGATCCTCGGTCGGGAACGGTGGACCTGCCGTCGAGGTGTAGGTCACGCGGAGCCACTGCGACGCTGCGGGCGTGACGCCGAGGAGGACGAGCTTCGTCAGCGTCACGTTGAGAGGGTCTCGGCCGATGCCGTACATCGCAGCGTCGAGGTACTCGGCGGGCGTCTGTCGGCCAGGGAACTCGACGCGGATGACGGCGTCGGTCTCGGCGTCGAATCCGGGCAGCGTGTAATAGCCGGTCCCGTTGCCGGCCAGCTCGACCACGAGCGGCGGTGGCGTCCGGTCCTGCCCGTACTGTGCCAGCGCGGCCGGTAGGGCGATCTGCTCGATCATCGATGACGCGGACACGTCAAGCTCGGGGATGTCGTGGAGCCACAGCGACACGCGCTGTTCCCAGTCGGACAGGGTGTGCCCCATCACTCCACCCAGACTGCGCCCTCGACAGCGCCCGACACGATGTCGACGAACACGGCGGTCGGGAAATACAGCGCTCGGGTGAGCATCACGGCGTGCGACCCGTTCGCGGGCAGCGACACGGCGGCGAAGATCTCGCCCGACACGGTGCCGTCCCGGAGGCGGACGGCGGCCACGGCCCCGGCCGTCTCACGGAACGACCAGCCCGCAACGCCAGCGGGGCCAGCGATGAGGGTCTGATCGACTCCGGAGATGGCGTAAGCGTCGGCCATGTCAGCTCGACAGCAGATGAACGACGATGAGCCCCGGAGGGCAGACGAGCCCGGATGCCGTGATGGCCTTCTCAGCGGTCACGACGTCGCCCTCGGCCAGGACGAGCGCTGCGGCCGTCCCGGACAGGGTGAGCACCTTCGGCGTGTTCGCCACGCCGTTGACTGCGGTCGCGAAGGTCAGCGTGGCAGGGACCGCAGTGCCGGCCCCCGTCGTCCTGTTGCGGACGTTCAGGATGAAGTTGTTGGTGTTGTCGCCCGTGATCGCGGCGGAGGGGATGAACTCGACGGCGGTCACGGTGCAGCGGAAACGGGCTCGGAACAGCCCGACCTCGATCGCTGTCCCGGCCGTAGCGTGCCCGGGGAAATAGTGCGCTTCGGAGATGTCGCCCTGGAGCTGGCGGAGCGTTGTCACGTGGTCTGAGCCTCCCGGTCAGGCGTTGCCGCGGGTGAACCCGCGCCAGTCGAGGATTGCGGCACCGTAGATGTGGCGGATCTTGTACGTGATCACGTCACGATCGAACATCGATCCGACGTTCGGATCGGACTGCGTGAACAGCTCGGGCGTCTGGCGGCCCTGGTAGAAACCGACCTCCATGGTCGGGATCTCGTTCGGGTCGGCCACGAGGATCCACTTCGTCGTGCTCGACCAATACGGGACGACCATCAGCCCGGTGCCCTGGTGACGGTTCGGCGTGTTCGAGGCGGCGCCCACCGGAGAGCCGGCGGGGATCGCTACGGACGACGTGACGATCTGCCATGCCAGCGGTTCGAGGTTCGGGACGATGATCAACGTCTTCGGGCGGAGCCCGAGCAGCTCGGTGCTGTTCCCGTAGGCGGCGAGGCGGGCCATGGCGACACGGCTCGTGTCGAGTGCCGTGGTCGAGAGGGCGGTCGAGGTCTCATTGAAATGGGCAGCATCGAACAGGTTGACGCTGTCGTAGATGACCGGGTCCTGATCGAGGAAGTCGAGGACGAACCGGTAGAGCGTCACAGCGGCGGCCCGGCCCAGTCGGCGCGGGATCAGCTGGACGGACCGCATGTCGTCGTTCGCGATCATCTCCATGGTGATCTCGTCGGTGCCGCCACGCTTCGAGATCGCGTACGTGACCTCTTCGTCATCGGGTGACGTGAGCGGCTGATACGGAGCGCCTTCGAGGACGGTCGGGAGCAGCCCGTAACCGCCGATGCGGTCGAGTCGCTGCGTCCGGAAGTCGTTGATCGAGGGCGTCGAGCTGACGATGCGGCGCCAGTCGTCGAGCCCGGCGAACTGGTAGTCGGCGATCATCCGGCGAGTGATCGAGTCGCCGAGCACCTGCGCCCACGAGCCCGACGTGAGCGCCTCGCCCGAACGGCCGGCCAGGATCGCCTCGGTCGAGCGCTTCCGCAGCTCCTCCGGCTTCTCGCCGGGGCGGGGAACGGCCGACACGCCGTGCTCCTGTGAGTCGAACCATGCCTGAGACTCGCGGATGAACTGGCGGTTCACGTCGGCGCCCTGCCCGAGGAACTGCGGGCGGCGGCCAGTCCAGTCCTTCCATGCCTCGACGATCGACCGGTAGCCGGACGTGTCGCCAGCGAAAAACGCGTCGATCGCCGCGACCTTCTGGTCGATGTCCTCCGTGACCACGATGGCCCCTGTCTTCGTCTCGGGGACGACAGGGACGAGCCCGGCCGTTTCATACGCTCGGGCGATCTCCGTGGCGCCCTTCACGTGGGCGAGCAGCGACGACTCGGAGAACCGGGCGGGGATCGTCGGGAGGACGGCCTTCCGGACCGGCTCGGAGAGATCGGCGAGCGCCTCGCGGATCATGGCCCGACCGATGAGCCCTTCGGCGGCGACCAGGACGTCCTCGGGCTTGGCAGGATGCAGCGGGTCAGGAACGCCCGTCTCGGGATCCTTCTCGGCCGGCTTCTCGCCAGGCTTGGGCGGCTCGGGCGGAGCGGCCGGCTTCTCGCCAGGCTTGGGCGGCTCGGGCGGAGTCAGGGCGGCGGCGAGGCGGAGCGCTCCGGCGTCGTCAAGCTCCGAGTCCTTCAGGACCGCCTTCGCCTCGTCGGTGGCGAGGATCTCTCGACGTGCGTCGTCGTCCTTCGCCTTCGAGAGCTTGTCGAGCAGGGCCCGCAGAGTCAGCATTGGTTCGCCTCCGGCGAGTGTTCGTTGAGCCCTACCACCAGCGGCAGGATCGGCCACGACATCGACGGACAGTACTCGATCGATCGATGTCGCCTCTTGCACTCCCGCGGTCGTCCGTCGCGTCTGCATCAGGACGTCGTGGGAAAGTCCGGCCAGGGCGGGCCGGTTCGCGGCCTCGCCTTCGAGGCTGGCGTCGAGCACAGCGGCGGCGTGAGCTGCGGCCGGCGTAGCGAGTAGGTGAAGGGTGGCGTCGAGTCCGCCGGTTACGGCCTCGACGGTGTGGACAGTGCCGATCAGTCCGGCGACGGTCGAGGTCTGCATTTCTGCATCCGACCGGTGATGGTCGAATACCTTGGCGCCCTCGTATCTCGTCTGCGCACTATGCAATACGGCTTCGGGGTAGAACCGTTTATTGAGCGACTCGCCACTATTGATTACCCGCACACGAAAGCGGCGGGTCCCGTCCGGTGCGTTGTCGAGCTTCTCCAGCACACGCCCCGACGACAGGGTGTCGAGATGGGCCCGGTCGCGGCTGAGCGTCTCGCCGGCTTCGGTCACCCGATGCGGCGCGCACTCCTCGTGGACGTAGCCCGACCCGTCCGACATCCGGCCGATCCGGTCGCCCGGCTCGATCCGACGCGGGCACACGACACACGGACCTTCGAGGCGGGCAGTCTCGATCCGGCCGACCAGCGGCTCTACGGTCACAGCGCGACGGGCGGAGCCGATGCCGGCGGGACCATCACGGCTTCAGCCGGGACAGTGATCGTCGGCGTCGACGCGAACACGGGGAACGGGCCCTTGTACCGCTCCGGCTTCGTGAGAAACATCACGCCCCGCTTGCCGTCCGCGTCGGGGTCGTTCTGGCGGCCGACGTAGATGTACCACGTACCCGAGTGCACGCGGACAGCGACGCCCCTGCGGGTCGGCGTGACGGCCAACAGCTCCGCCACCGGCTTGCCGATGAGCGTCTGAAGGTCCCGCCACTTCCCGGAGAAATCGGGGTCGTCGGGATCCTGCGGCATCCCTTCGCCCACAAGGTCGACGACCATCGTGGCCTTGTCGACCGCTTCGCCGTTGTTCCGGAAGTCCGGGACCTTCCCGGCTTCGTGGAGCTTCCGGAGCGCCTCGATCGCCCGGACTTCGTCGGCGGGGTCGCGGGACAGCTCGAACGTTCGAGCAGCGATCGCGGCGAGCGCGCCGAGGTCGGTGTGTTGCGCGTCGGGCTCGTTCCGGCGGGTCACGTCCATGTCGGCCAGGGCGCCGGGCACGTCGGCCGTCTCGGGCGTCTCGCCCATCGGCTCGGTGCTGTCGACGAGATCATCGCCATACTTCGGCTTCGGTGCTGCCATGGCGATGAACGGTAGTCGATGACGCGGTCACGTCACGTCACGGTGGGGCGCCGACACGTGCCGTGTTATCGCCCGGCGGGCGTGGAGCTTGCGTCGGGCCCTTCGCCCCTATCTGTCCGTTCACGGGTGAGCCGTTGCCGGGCGACGCTGGAGCGGGCGGAGCTTCAGGCTTCGCACCCCACGTGTCGAGCCACTTCTGCGTCGTCTCGGGGTCGTCGAGACCGGGACGCCACGGCTGACCCATGTAGTCCTCCCACGCCTTCTGAGCGATCCTCCGGGCGGCCTCCGGGGCGAGCATCCCGTTCGGGACGAGCTGGACGAGGGCGGCGCCAACGTTCGAGAGGATGGTCGCGTTGATCGACGCGTCGGTGGCGGCGATCTCGGGGCCGATCACCTCGACCGTCCGCCACGCTGCGACCTCGCGGGTGCCGCCATCGGCGTCGTCGGGGATCGTCACGAACCGTGGACAGCCACCGGTCCGCACGGCCTGGTCGACAACGAACCGGCTGATCTCGCGCATGAACGCCAGCCATTGACGCTGGACGCCCTCGATCCGGCGGCGGACGGGTTCGGCCATCGTGACAGCGCTCGCACGGTTCGAGCCCTCCGGGTCGGACAGCCACGGCTTAGCGAGCCCGACTCCGCCAGCGACGGACGTGAGCACCTGTTGAGCTGTCGTTGAGTCTTCCTCGGCCATCGACGGAGCAGACTTTGGCTCCCACGACACGCCATCATTGTGGACCTCGATCGAGCCCGACTCGGGCGGATCGATGCCGCGCTGGTCGATGAAGCGGCGCACGTCGTCGTCGCCACCTTGGACGGTGACATCCCAGACGAGATAGCGGGCGATCGCTGTCCGGTCGATCAGGTTCCACAGTGTCCGGTCATAGGCGGCCAGCCAGTCGAGGGCGGGCGTGAGGAACGGGAGACCTCGGACGTCGGATACGACGGATTGCCAGTCGGCCCGGTAGAACACGGTCCCCTCGCGGAGCCCCGACAGGTCCGAATAGGCGACGATCGGGACGGCCACGGTCTCACCCATAGTCGACAGCAGCGTGACCTCCCGGGGCCACAACGGGTTCCCGTCTCGGAGGCGGACCGACTGAATCGCGGTAGGGTCGATCGGCTTCAGACGGACCGCTCCGAAGAGGTCTCCGACGAGCGCTTCCACGATCGATTCGCCGTTCAGCAGATGCGACCGCAACCACAGCTCTTGATTCTCGGCGAGGTTCACGAGCGGATGGGTCCAGAACTCGTCCAGGACGGCCTGGACCTCGGCGACGTTGGACTGCGGGCGGACGCCCGTGTCGCCCACACAAAAGCTCGTGTACGTGTCGATGATGGCGCGGCCCATCGGGTTGGCCCGGTAGGCGGCGACCGACTGCGCCCTTGACTTCTCTAGCGTCCACGTCGGAACGGGGCGTGTTCCGACGCTCGTGCCGGCGGGCTGGTAGTAGCGGTCTCCGTCGATCGGGTCGACCACGCCACCCGAGCCGGCGGCGCCCGACGAGATCAGCAGGCTGTCGGTCGGGTCCATCTCGACGACCCGTCGAGCTTCACGGGTGCGGCGGAAGCGGTTAGGCATCGTGGCCTCTCGGGAGGTGACGTGCGGGCGTCAACGGTTCGCGGAACGGGATCGGAGCGTGCCGCGCCCGGATGTCGGCCACGATCTCGTCGACCGGCGTCGCGTCGACGACGTCCTCGGCCTCGGCCTCGGACAGCTCGAACGTCGACGCCCACGAGGCGGCCCGGACGAGCGGCACCGTGGCGGCGAGGACAGCCCACGCCCAGCCGAACACGAGCCCGACGCCACCCACGAACGCGGCGGCGGCGGCGATCGCCAGCGAGTACGTCAGGGCGATCAGGTGGCGTTCGGTCACGAGCGGCAGACTACAGCGCTAGCTTGCGTTGCGGTCTGAGGATCGAGTCGCGGCCCGGCCCCGGCCTCGGGCCCGACGCTGTGCCCTTGCGCCGCTCGCGCCGCTCCCACACGGCGGCGGCGATCACGTCAGCCATGACGGGGTCGATCCGTGCGGCTGTCTTCCCACGGTCCGGCTTGACTGGCTTTAGGTTGTCAAGCTCGTCTCGGCGGACCTCGACCGTCGAGTACGACCAGCGTTTCAGCGGGTTGCCGCCATGTCGGAACCGGCCGGCACGCACGGACCGCTCGATCACCTTGCACCCACCCGACAGCCCTTGATAGGTCTGCGGCAGCTCGACGACGACCCGCGCCGAACGGGCGGCGGTGATCTCCTGCATGATCCGGTGGGCCTGCCACCGGTCGAGCCCGACCGCTTCGAGGCGGACGAGCGCCCCGAGCTGGCGGACGGTGTCGAGGATCGGCCCGTAGTCGACGGTGTTTCCCTCGGTCAGCGACAGCCAGCCCTCGACCGCCCACGTGTCGTACGGGATCCCATCGGCCTCGACACGTTCCGACAGCCCTTCCTCGGGCAGCCACGCCCACGTGTACGACCAGCCGGACGACAGATCCGAGTCGGCGTCGTCGGGGATCCACAGTCCCAGGGCGGTGAGGTCCGACACGGCCGAAAGGTCGATCCCGGCCCACGCGCGCCGACCCTTCAGCTCAGCGGGGAAGTTGAACATCCCGTCGCGAGGCTGCCACGGGGCGGCGGCGGCGTTGCCGAGCTGGTCATAGTCGGCGATGTCAAGCCAGCGGTGCGTCTGACGGGTGCGGCGGTTCAGGGCGAGGCGGAGGAACGTCGGCTTATAGCTCGGGCTGTTCGCGGCCTTGCGCGCCTCGCCTTCGAGGTAGGCGAGCGACACGCTTCGGCCCAGCCCCGGATTGCATCTCGACCACACGGCGGGGTCGAACGGGTCCTCGTGGTCAGGCGACGCCCAGATCACGCCCCACACGTTCCGGTCGACGGCGTGGCGCTCCGCCAAGCGGACGACCTCGGCGCGCTTCTCGGCGTAGATCGTGAAGTCCTCGCCCTCGTCGGCGGTCGTGATGCACACGACGAGCGGTTGCCGGCGGGCGCCTACACCGGTCTCGATCGCGTCGATCAGGTCACGGTTCTGGTGGACGTGGATCTCGTCGACGACCGCGCCGTGCACGTTCAGCCCATGGGCGGCGTCGGCCACACGAGACAGGACGCGGAAGAACGATCCGGTCGGCACGTAGCGGAGGACGTCGCGCAGCGGCTTGATCCTCGGGGCGAGCAGCGGACTCGCGACGGCCATGATCTTCGCCGGGTCGAAACACTGGCGGGCCTGATCCCGAGAGGTCGCGGCGGCGTAGACCTCGGCGCCGGGTTCGTCGTCGGCGCACAGCAGGATGAGCGCGAACGCGGAACAGAGCGTCGTCTTCCCGTTCTTACGTGGGACCTCGATCCACGCCCGTCGACAGCATCGGGTCCCGGCGAGGTCGGCCCGTTCGTGGTCGAGGCTGTACCGCCAGCCGAACACGGGGGCGATCACCCACACGATCTGCCACGGGTCCGGGACGAGCGGCGTCCGTGCGAGCGCGCCCTTCACGTGGCGGAGCGCCACCATCGCAGCACACGCCCGCACGACGGCGGCCACGTCGAACCACACGTCGGCGCCCTCGGGCGGCGGCGTGCAGAACAGCGGCGGACAGTCACGCCACGAATCGTCGAGGATGACCGGCGGCGTCAGCGACGCCAGCTCGACGGTCAGCTCGTCGAGCAGCTCGACAGGGAACGGCGGGGCGAGTGACGCGCGCGCGTCACGCTGAGAACGGGTCATTGATCGCGCCGGGATGCCCCTCCGGCTGTTTCATCCCGTCACGGGCGGCCGGCGACAGCCCGAGCGACGAGATCAGCGAGCGGAGCTGCGTCCGATACTGCGTCGCGCTCGTGATCGACGGGTTCCGGACGACAGTGCCCTCGCGGCCCTTCACGACGAGCCCTCGCACGGTGACGTCCCGCTCACACTGTTGGATGCGGGCGACGCACACGCAATAGTCGGCGAGGGCCTGCACGTCGAGCGGTCCGGCGAGCAGCCCGGAGCCGTGGAGTACCGGGACGACAGCGGACCATTCAGCGTGAGCGGTCGCTTCCAACAGGTCTCGGGTCTCGGCGTCTCCGCCCTCGGGGAACAGCGCCGCCCAGTCCGGCTCGACTGGCTTCGCCTTGCGGACGTCGAGCTTGCCGGCGAGCTTCCGCTTTCCACGGTGGCCCGGGTCGCCCTCGGGAACGGCTCGGAGGTTGCGGCGGGCGGGCATGGGCAGATCCTACCTACCAACAGCCCTGGCACTCGACGACGACGACGACGTGAGTGTGCATCGGGATGGCGGTCCGCTTGTACAGCTCGCCGTTCCGGATCTCCCGGTGACAGCCACCGCAGTCGCGGGATGACGCCCGGCTCACGCGCTCCTCGGACCAGAACTGCACAGAGCCATGCGTCGAGCTGCGGACCTCTTCGGGGTCATGGTCGCCTTCCATCGTGGCGCCCAGCGTAGGAAGGTCCCACACGTCGGCGGCCTCGATCACTGGCGGCGCTTCCGGCGGCGATAGCCGGCCCGGTACTCGCGCTCAGCGCGGGTGCACTCTTCGCAACGGCAGCCCTTCACGTACGTGGTCCGAATCCCACACGTACGGCTCATCGCCCCTCGCCTCCCGGGCAGCACAGCCACACGAGGAATCCGCACAGCCCGAGCGATCCGATCAGGGCGGCGACGATCTGCACAGCATCACTCATGTCGTACAGACTACACGGTCTCGTCGGGCGTGTCACACCCGGGCGATCGCCAGCCGCCCCGGAAGGTGGCGAGCGCCTCGACCAGCGCCCACGGTCGACGCTCCAGCGTCGTCGCCCACGCCACCATCGCCATCCGATAGGCAGGGTCCGACACGCCATGGGCCACGTTCACACGCCACGCCAGAGCGATCGCCTCGACGGCCGACAGCCCGTACTCGGCGAACCGGTCAGCCACGGCCAGGGCCCAGATCGTCGGGAACTGCGGCGCCACGCGATTGC